CCTGCCAATCTTTTTTAGGTTTCCAAGTTGGTTTATCATCTAATGCAGATAAACGTTTGATAATACCATAAGTTTGACGAGAGATACAACCAATCCAATCCGAACTTTCATAGAAGTTACGATTGTATAATGGGTCAGGTAAATCATCCCAAATTGCGTAGAATAAAAGAGGAACATTCTGTCTGATTTCATGCTCTATATCATACAACCACGTCCAATAACGAGGGTCAGTAAAGTGTAGGATAGCATCGGGTTGTTCGGTGTTAATCAGTTGACGGATTAAATCTGCGTTACCATAACCATTCCAAGGAAGAATCTTAACATTGGCATCTGCTACACCATAGTTTTTACGAATATCTTCACTTACATCTAATATTTTCCCAGCATCAGGATGATTGATTGCGGCTCCTACCTGAAACCAATCGTATTTATCTACCGTTCCTAATACTAACTCTTTTGACATTGTAGCAATACCACTTGCCATTCTTAAGTCATCGGATAGTAATAAAATCTTTTTCTTTTTTGCCATAACTTATTTAATAATTTTTAAAATTGTGAACCGCTTATTTGAAGTTGTAAGTATTCGTTCATTTCATTTCTGAAATCATCATCTCTAACATATCTTTCCACAGTTCTATTAACTAGCTTCTGTAGTGTTACATTGGAATCAAATGATACTTTTTTGAAACTTGAATACACATCTTTTAAAATTTTTACGGTTGTCAGTTTTGTGTTTTCATTTTGACTCATAATTATTTTGTTTTATATATTTGTATATATAAATATAAACATTTTAAAAAAACGAAAAATTATGAATTAAGGTTTACCATCACATAATCCTCTAACAGAGAACTCACACCATTTGCAATTCTTTTTAGCATTGCCTGGTACTTTTGGATATGGGATATCTCTAAAGTTACCCTCATCATCAAACACAATATCAATGAAACTCATAAATTCATCATACACTTTGTTTACCGATGGAGAACCATTTGGTGGAATATGCTTTGAAATACGAGGGACAGGATATGGTGAATCTTCGGGAAGTTTCCTACGCATGATTTGGAACTCTACTCTGATTTTTGTTAATGGTATATTAAACAAGTCAGAATAGTATTTCTTATATAATAGAATTTGTGAGTTCTTTAATCTATCTTCCTTTTGATACTTATTCCACCCCATTGTAGAGGTCTTTAAGTCAATGATTATGATTGCGTTCTCCGCAATATCTTTTAATACAATATCAATATAACCAATGAAATGTACACCCTTCTTAATCTCTTTATTTAATGGAATCTCAATACCAACTAATTCGTATCCTGATTTAGAATAGAACTTTCCGATATGTTTCATAAACCATTCTAAAATACGTCTACCATCACCAAAAAACTCTTCCAACTCCTCCTGCGAACAAGGTGTTCCTTCACTCATCTTCTCTACCTCTACTTTGTAGTTTTCTCTCATTCTCTCCAATAAGAGTTTATCCACATTGATTTCATCTGCTTGCTTTTTAGAAACACCATACATAACCGAAAGGTAGTGTTGGATTGTTTCGTGCATAGCCGAACCAAAGATTGTGTGGATGTTAGATGAACTCTCCCCTAACTTGTCTATGTAATTCAATTTGTATTGTTGTGGGCAAGAACTCCACATACCATATTGAGAAAAACTAACTCTAGCCATATTTTTTATTTATATACAAAGATATGTAAAAATGTTGATAATTCCTACTAAATCCCTAATTTTAATTTTGTTATTATTTTAGGGTCAGTTCCATACATTTCTGCAATCTCTTTTATATGCTCTTTGCCTGTTTTGGTTGAATATAGTATTTTAAGATACTCTTCCGCTTCCGTATCAGATACTTCGTACTTTCGCATTACTAACTTAACCAACCAATCCTCATACTTTTCGGATGAAGCTGCTTTCATATATTTTAAGAAAGTTCTACTCTTTGGTAGTAATCCAATCAATGCTTTATAAACTGCTTTTGGTGGTGCTTCCTGAAGATATGGCTGTACATCTGCTATCAACTCTACCCATTGGGGATTCATTGTCATATAACGGATAATCATATAATTTGACCAACTTTTTTTATCCGATTCATCTAATGTATCAAAGTATTTTGGGTTTTGAACGTTAGTAATTGCTTTAATGTGGTCAAATAAATTAGCTGCCATTATTCTTCTACCTTTAATCCTTTTGGTAATAATTCATTCAGTAACTCACCGCAGTCTCCGCATAAGAATACTTCGATTGGGATAACCTCATCTTCAGTACCTCCTGTCAATAATTTAGATGTTTTACGAAATGAAAACCCCTGTACAAAAACCTCACCACCGCAACCTTTACATTCGATTGGGTTTGTTTTTGTTAAATCTAATGGTGCATCTTCTTGTGGTGTTAATGCTTTACCATCTGCTCCTATAATTCCTGCCATATTATTTATCCTTTTCTATTTTATCTTTAGCTTCCAAATCTTTAAGTTCTTTTGGTTTCAAATCACTTTGGTCCGTTCCACATTTTGCACATTCTAAAATATCAAACGGAATAATTCCATCTTCTGTACCTCCAAAAAGTAATTTAGATACTTTTCTAATTTTTATTGTTGACTTAAATTTATCATGCCCACAATTTTCACAAACAACCGATGTTGATTGTGAAATATCTACTCTAGGATATCCCATAGATTCGTTGGATGTTCCTCCCATATTATTTACCATAATCTATAATGCGTTTAATATTTGTATAAGTGTTGCTGCTGCAGTTATTTCTTTATCAATTACCAATGCTGATTTATAAGCACCATCTCCTAATAAAAGAATTACATTAGCGGTATTTTCCCCAGCATATTCTTCCACTTTATCATATAGTAAAGTGTATAGTTCCGTAAAATCAGATACCTTCGAATCAATCAATGCCTGTCTTACATTCATATATTTGTTTCTCTTATCATCATTTGATTTTAAGATATCCAATACTTTGATTTTGTAATCGTTTTCTAATAGATTCTGAACATCTACTTTCAACCTTCCTTTGTTAGAGTTAAGTTGGCAAGTATTGATAACCTTACGAATATCAGGATATGCAGCATCTATGATAGGTACTAAATCCTTAATATCAAACTCAATCTCTTCAGCTTTTAAGATGTTACTGATTTGGATTGCCACATCTTTCTTTGTAGGTGGGATGATTTGGAATGTTTGGCATCTACTTTGGATAGGTTCAATTACCTTCTCCACATAGTTACACGTTAAAATGAATCGGCAGTGTGCGGAAAATGTTTCCATTAAGTTACGCAAGATTGCCTGTGCATTATGAGTCATATAATCAAACTCATCCAAAATGATAATCTTAAATGGTTTGAATCCCATAGAAGATGCAAAATTGGTTACTTTGTTTCGGACTGTATCTACGTTGTTCTCCGATGATGCGTTGATAATCATATAATCACATTCGATTGAATTTACGATTAACTTAGCTAATGTAGTTTTACCAGTACCAGCTCTACCATACAATAACAAATGCGGTACATCTCCACTTTCTAAATAACCCTCTACTTTTGCTTTTAGGTGGTCATTACCCACATATTCCGATAACTTAGATGGTCTATAACGTTCACACCATAAACTATTATTTTTGGTTTCTTCTTGTTTGTATTCAAACATATTTATAATTTTTAAAGTTTTTACTTTTAAGTCTATATCGGAGCGTACCCTCTGATACATTTTTTGTTTTTGCAGCTGAAGTTACAGTATCATAAATAATTCCATCTACTTCAACTTTTTTTGACATTGGGTTTTTTGAACCAGCCATTATACCAATATTATTTTTATGTCCAAAATTTCCATGTAGTTTTCCAGATTTCCATTTAACTTCTTTAAATGTTTCAATTCTTTTTTTAATAGCTTCAGAGGTTGCACCGGGATTTCCATTTTTCCACTTTCCCAACTTTGATTTAATTCTTTCATACAATTCAGTTCCTTTTTTATACGTCAATCCACCAGTACCACCTTCACTCATATTATAACCACTTTTATAAGAATCAAATTCTTTTATAAACTTAATTTCTAATTTATTGAGTTCAATATCATCGTCTGCAGTTGCTATTACTTCCCATATAAAAAATTCTTTTGGATATTTCATAAGAGCTCTATGAAAATTAGTTGGTGAATTGAAATTTTTAGCCGAATTATAATGTGCCCATTTTCTAACTTTTAATTCTCTTATAGTTTTTCCTATATAAACTTTTGCATTCTCTATATTAGTTACTTTGTAAATTATCATAATATTGTTATTTTAATATAAATATTACGAACTTTATTTTTCAACATAACACTACTTACCCGTTGACCCAAACCCACCAATACCTCTACTACTTTCACTCAACTCATCCACCTCTACTATTTGAATAATTGGGTGTGGTACGATTATTATTTGAGCAATTCTATCTCCTACTTTATAAGCTATTGAATCTAATCCATTCAACTTATTAAAAGTTGCTTGTAATTCTCCCCTATATCCAGCATCAATAACACCAACTGAATTACTTAATATCAATTCGGTGTTTCGTATAGATGAACGAGGGAATATCAAACCAACCATTCCATCAGGTATTTCTATTGCAATACCCAATCCATATGTTATTTGAAATGATGTATTTTCTATAATAGATGTTGCCACCAAATCCATTCCAGCATCACTCTCCTTTGCGTACTTTGGTTTTACTGCATTTGGATGTAACTTTTTAATCTTTACTTTCATGTGTAAATAATTTTTCTTTTTGTTGCCGTTCTTTACCCTCCTCTGTCATCTCTCTTGCAAATATCTTAAATACATTACCATCTTTGTGGGTAAATGTTATATTTGAATGTTCGTTATTAGATATAGTGAATTGAACTTGTGGTTCATCATCTCCCATATCTTCATTCGTCCATGCAAATACCTGTGGTTCATTGTTATCAAATTGAAAACACCACTCACACTCTTCGTATTTATTTGGTTGTTTTATATTGATTGATTGTTTTGGAGAATATTCAATATCCTCAAATAACTCTAATTGTTTTCCCATTATCTTCCTACTTCTTTTAAATATTTTGCTTTGAATTCATCCCAACCCATTCCGATACCTTCAATATAGAATAAATGTTCGGGTTTAATTCTACCTTCATCATGCAACTTAGAGTATCTACTAATAGCATGCTTCTTCCACCATTTGTTAATGTAATCGATACCTTGCTCAAATTTAGGTTTTAATATCAACGCATCCTCTTCGATTTGCTTACATAAGAACTCTCTTCCGTTCTCATACATCATAGCAAGATATACACCTCTCTTAAATCCGTGATGATATTCGTTTGCTTTGATTCCACACTCTTTGAAGATTTTACCCAATATCTTTTGCTTAATACCACTAACAGGTCCGTTAGCTTCATAT